AATACTTTAATATCTCCAGTAATTGATGAGCAAAGAACTGGTGTTATTACTGTTGAAAGTATTATTAACAATGGAAGTTTATCAAATTCAGATATTGTTGTGTCTAATACTGGTACTGGATATTTTAGTGCAGAAGTTGGAAATACTACAAGCAATGTGGCATCAGAAGGTAATACAAGTGTATTTGTAGTATCCGCTCCTGATATTGGTTCAAATACTGCAACAATAGCCGCTAATGTTCATGCAAATGGTATTATTAATCAAGTTTCGGTTAAAAGTGGTGGTTCAGGATATATTTCTACACCAACTGTTACTGTGGTTGATGGCGGAACTTCTTCTAGTGGCGATGCTGTACGAAGTACAGCAAGTGCAGTTGTTAGTATTGTTGGTGAAGGTGCTAATACTACTGTAAATGTTCAAACAACTAATGTAGCATCATTTTCTTCTGGTGGTAATTTAAAAGCTAGATATGTTTCAAGACGGGTAACATTAGAAGAGAGTTTTGATGCAACGGATCTTAAAATATATATGGATGCATATAAGCCCAGAGGATCTAACATCCATGTTTATTACAAAGTTCTTTCTAGTGATGATTCCGAGACTTTTGATGAAAAAGCATGGTATCTTATGAATCAGCAAACCGCAAGCACTACCTATTCTTTAAATGAAAACGACTTTAGACGACTTGAATTTAATACTATAAATGAAAAAATTACTTATCTTGCTGGTAGTGGTGCAGAATATGATAAATTTAGAACATTTTCGATTAAAGTGGTTATGACTTTAGATAGATTAGCACAAGATACTTTTATAGGAATACCTAAAATAGTTAGTTTACGTGCAATTGCTCTTGATAGTGAAGGAACACCTTGATAGTAAAAACAGACGATCCAAGATATCATAGAGACATGTATTCTAATGCTCTTATTGCAACAGATCAACAGGCTTTATTGAAACATAGACAAAAAGTATCACAAACAAATACGTTAATGTCTAATGAAAATGAAATAAATAATTTAAGATATGAAATAAATAATCTAAAGAAAAATGTAAACAAAATTTTAGAATTGTTAAGTAAGGACAAAGATGGCAATATCTGATACTGGTATTACTGATGTAGCATTAATCAATACTTTTGAGGATTGGCGTTCAAAAACAAACCAAATTGTTACAGTATTGAATGAAAATTCAGATGATGATCCAGCATCTAATTTAATTTCTGCTAATACGACTGGTGGACTTCTGATTAATACAATAAGTGCAAATATTGTTACGGGTGCAAATGTAACTGGTTCTAGATTATTGTTTTCTGGATCTCCTGAAGTAAATTTCACTGGTGCGACTATTACTGATTTGGGAACTGCCGCTAAATTTGCATTAGTTGAAGACGGTGCCGCAACTATTTCTGGTGCTAGTCCTGATAGTAAAATTGAAAGAGCCCAAATAAATGAATGCGAAATAAATTTAAATGGTCAAACATTAAGAGCAAATGGAGCTTCCTCAATTATTTTCACAGGCGCAACTATTACTGATTTAGGAACTGTTACATTGGCTACTATTAACGGGGGAACGATTAATGATGTAAATGTTAACATTACTGATGCGGATAGTCTTATTACAGTATCCTCTGCGGGTCCTCACATATTTACTGGTGCATCTTTTAATAATGGAACATATAACACTCCAACTACAATTGGAGGATTTACACATTCTGCAAATATATCTGTTAACACGGCCTCTGCCCTTGTAGCTAATATTGGTCCTATTTTTGGTACAGATGTGGGTAATGCTAATGTGGCTATTGGTAAGTTTCCAGAATATACAACAACTCCAATTTCTGCAACTTCATCTCAAGGAAGACTGCATATAAGAACAGAATTTGCGGCAGGATCGGCGGCCGCTACTGCAGTTGAGGCGGTCGCAGATGATATGGTGTTAGAAGGCAATACTGCAGTTGGTATGACATTACTTGCAAATACTGTCTCAAATAGTACTATTGCATTTGGTACTGTTGGTGATCCTGATGTCGGAAAACTTGAATATGATCATTCAACAGATTCTTTACATATTGTTACTGATGCCGCTAATACGGCTGTATTTGGAAATGAATACGGCGGTTATATGCAAATTGTGGGTGGAGACACAGTTGGAACTCAGGCAGGTAAATTACATGTAAATGTAGGATCGACTGATGGTACAACAGGAATTTGGGTAGATTTAAATGATGCCGATCAACAAGGAATTCGTATTGATGCGAATACTGCTGGCTGTACTGCAAATGTTTTTGAATTGCGGGCTAATGTGACCACGGGTCATGCAATGGCACTAGTACATGGAGCAGTCACAGGAACTTCTCATACTATGACAGGTTCCATGCTTAAAATAACAGATAATAATAGTTCTACGGTGTCTAGAGCAGTTGTTGATGTATTACAAGATGCAATAGGTGCTACTGGAACTACGGGATTAAAAGTTACAGCAGATGGAGGAATAGGTATTTCTGTTGTACAGAATGCAGATAAAACAGGATTACTTGTTTCAGCCTCCGCTAATGCTTCAGACGGAACAAAAGTTATACATGTGGCAAATTCATCTGCTGATATTTTTAGTGCATTAGCGAACGGAGTAATTAATTGTCATGGTCCTTTATTAGCCGCAAATTCTACTGTTACTGTTAATTGTAGATTAGGTGTGAGAGACACCGGTGGAACAGTTGTAAACCAAACGTAAGATAAAAATGGCAAAACCCAGCACAAGAGAAGAATTAAAACAATATTGTCTTAGAACATTAGGACAACCAGTTATTGAAATAAATGTAGAAGATGATCAACTGGAAGATCGAATGGATGAGGGACTACAGTTTTTTCAAGAATATCATTTTGATGGTGTTGAAAGAATGTATAACATACATCAAATTACTGCTTCAACTGTTAAAATTATTTCTGGAACAGGTTTTACTGCTGGAGAGACAATAACTGGTGGGACATCAAATGCGACTGCAAATGTAGTTTCTGCAAATTCTACTATTATAACATTCAAATCACATAAAGATACGAATGGAATTTCAAATAATGATGTAACATCTAGTTTTTCAAATGGCGAAACAATAACTGGAAGTTCAAGCGGAACGGCCGCAGTAGCCGATACTGATGAATCGTTAGTTACTTTTGGTGATATAGATAATCATTATATTACATTAAATGATTCCATAATTGGTGTGACAGGAATTTTTGATATACAAGATACTGGTGGAGGACAAACATCAAGTGATTTGTTTTCATTTAGATATCAATTTCATTTAAATGAAATGCCTTATCTTACTGCTACTTCTATAATAAATTATAAAATGTCAATGCAACATTTACAATTGTTGAATGATATGTTTGTAGGGAAAAAACCTTTACGATTTAATAGACATCAAAATCGATTATATTTAGATTTAGATTGGGAAAATGATGATCTTGATATTGATGAATATATTGTAGTAGAAGCATATAGAATTATTGATCCTGCAACATTCACAGATGTATATAATGATATGTTTTTAAAGAGATACGTTACCGCCCTTTTTAAAAGACAATGGGGTGCTAATTTAATAAAATATGAAGGTGTACAACTTCCAGGAGGAACGACATTAAATGGGAGAACACTATTTGAAGAAGCAATAACAGAATTAAGAGAAACAGAAGAACAAGCATCTCTTAAATTCGAATTACCAGTTGACTTTATGGTTGGTCCAGGATAATGCCTACTAATTCTTATTTTAATCATCTTGAAAATACCGCAGAACAAAATTTGCACCAAGACCTTATTATCGAATCGATAAAAACTTTTGGAGTAGATAACTATTATCTTCCAAGACAATACATGAATGAAGATATACTTTATGGTGAAGATACAATATCTCAGTTTAGTAAATCACATTTAATTGAAATGTATGTTAAATCTGTTGATGGTTTTGAAGGAGAGGGTGATTTTGTTTCAAGGTTTGGGTTAGAAATAAGAGATCAAGTAATTTTTTCTGTAGCAAGAAGACGATGGGAAAATTTAGATACTGGTTATGATAGACCAAGAGAAGGTGATGTAATATTTTTTCCATTGAATAAAAAATTATATGAAGTTAGATTTGTTGAACACGAATCTATGTTTTATCAATTTGGTAAATTACCAATATTTGATTTAACGTGTGAATTATTTCAATACGATGATCAAAGAATTGATACTGGTATTGAAGATATAGATGAAATAGAAGACAAATATGCGTATGCTATTGAAGTAAATTTTGAATCAGGTGGATCTGGAAATTATGTAGATGATGAATATGTGTATGTTGGAAGCACAGAAAGTTCTGCAAATACGAAAGGAAGAGTAATATCTTGGAATTCTACTGATAGAGTATTGAAATTAACAGATTTGAGGGGTACTTTTACTACATCTCAAAATGTTGTCGGCAATACAAGTGGAGCATATTTTACTGTAACAGCAACACCAGATACACAAATATTTGTTAATGATGCTTCTGCAAATAATATAACTATTGAAACTGAAGCAGATTCTATTATTGATTTTTCAGAATCAAATCCATTTAGTGAGAGTAATTTTTAAGTTGTAGATTCTGGAAGAATTGTGATCATGCCCTCAACTATCCTTTCCTTTGTTTCTTCATCCGATTGGGTGTATTCAACATCATAAACATATAATCCAGAAGACATATTTGCTGTTTGAGTGGCATTAGCAGTTATTGTAACATTACTGCCTGCTACTGCGGCTGTAAAAGTTAGTATCCAAGAAGTATTAGTGGTTGTATGGTCTTTCTTCATTTTAGAAGCACAAGTACCAGTACTTATAGTTACATTTGAATTGTTTGCATCTTTAGCAGTAAAAACTTTTTCAAAGTTACTGCCTTGATACATTGTTAAATTTTCGCCTTGAGGTTTTATTGTAAGTGCCATAAGACTATTTATACAACTAAATAATATTACAATCTTTGTGGAGCGTTATGTTAGGACAAACTTTTTATCATCAAACAATAAGAAAATATGTTGCATTGTTTGGAACATTATTTAATGATATTAATATTGAGAAAAAGGACTCGGGGGGTAATGTTTTATCTCGACAAAAAGTACCAATATCTTATGGTCCAAAGCAAAAATTTCTTATACGACTAAGAGAAGATCCGAGTCTTGACCGTCAAGTTGCTATTCAATTGCCTAGGCTGGCTTTTGAAATGTCTGGTATAGCTTATGATCCTATTAGAAAATTAAATACAATAGGCACATTAACACATAAAGAAACGATTAATGGTGAAAGAAACATTAAAAAAATGTTTAATCCTTCGCCATATATTCTTGATTTTTCTTTATACGCATTTGTAGAAAATGCTGAAGATGGCACTCAAATATTAGAACAAATTCTTCCATTCTTTACTCCAGAGTTTAATGTAAGTGTAAATATTTTAACAGACATGGGTATCAAGTTAGATATTCCAATTGTTCTTCAAAGCGCAACAAGTGAAGATTCTTATGAAGGAGAATTCTCTGCTAGAAGAACAATTGTTTGGACAATAAACTTTATGTTAAAGGGATTCATATATCCTGATGTCAAATCTGGTCAATCAATTATTAAATCAGTAGAAATAGCATTTAAAGAAACCGTTCCCGAGGTGTCTTCAACTGGAGTATTTGAAAGATTGTCTTTAGAATCTAGTACAAATTTTTCAGAAGATTATTTTCAATTAGAAACAGGAGACCATCTTATAACCGAAGCAAGTGTGACTAAATTGGGTCTTGATAATATAATCAGTAAAATTACAGTTGTTCCTGAAGGCGGAGAAAATACATATATTACTCCAGGAGATGATTTTGATGCAAATACTACAATAACTGTTTACAATCCACCAGTTGATTATGATCCCGATACTGGTCTTTACTCATAATATAAATTACAATGAAAACTTTCGAAGATAAATTAGATAAAATACTAGAAATACCTTCTGGTTCTATTATTAAAAAGCCCCCTGAAAGAAAAGTTGTCAAATCAAATGCAAATGATTTGAACAATGATTATAAGTATGTTCGTGAAAATATATACAATATTATTGAAAGAGGACATGACGCCATCGAGGATTTGTTACAAGATGCAAAAGATAGTGGTAATGCTAGAATGTTTGAAGTTGTGGGACAATTGATTAAGACTGTAGGAGAACAAAATCAAAATTTAATAAATGTTCATAAACAGGTAAAAGATATTACACAAGATACGAAAGCAGTACCCAGTAATGTAACAAATGCATTATTTGTTGGAAGTACTGCAGAACTTCAAAAAATGTTAAAAGATAAAAAAGAATAGTGGCACACTTAGGACAAATTGATAGAAGAAATCCAGGAGATGTGGTTTTTACACGATATGTTACAGAAAATGCTGACTGGAATAAATTGAAGATAAGAATAGAGAATGGTCAGTTTGCCGAAATGTTTGAAGATAAAAATAATGAATTAGAAAGCATGAATATTAATATTCCACCAAGAACTCCGATAAAGTTAGCTTCAGAGAAATATAAAGAATTTCAAAAAAAAAAGTATGCTAATATTGAGTATCAAAGAAAAAAAGGTTATGTATTAATTTCAAAAATAAGAAAACCTACAGATGATCTTGGTGCTGAAAGACCTCAAAAATTACAAATATTAGCAGAAGATTTCACAGAAAAAGGTAAAGATGAAAAAATAACAGTTCTTTCTAAAAAAGATGTTCCAGTAAAACTGTTTGAGACTTATGAAGATTTAAAAAAAAGCGTTATTTGGGGATTAGATAATAAAATACATGATAATGATTATCTTGTAGAAAAAATAAAAACATATTTGGATCAAGATGATTTGTCTGTAATTGCTTTGAATGGTATTGATGATAGTCATATTGATGAGCTTGGTGTATATTTTGGTGAAATTTTGATAGGAATATTAGCATTTAAAAAGCAGTTATCAAACACTTGTACTCCTTCTGATATGTTTGGTATAAATTTAAAATCTTTTAGTATTCCAACTGATCCCGCATTTAAACTTGTTGATAGTAGTTTGACATTTGATACGACTACTGTTAGTGTATCGAGTAAATATGATAAAGGGGCCGCCGCATCATTTATGTCGAATGTTCTTCCTTATGGAATGAAATATTATACTGAGTATAGAGATTGTTTTTTAAAAAAAATGTGTCGAATTGCATCTAATATGGGATATACATCAGAACAAGTAGGAGCAAGTAGATTTAAATATTCAAAAAATATAACATTTGAAGTTGGATTAAGAACAGTATTAAAAATAAAAAAAACAATTGTAAAAAATACAAATCATTCTATTTATGAAAGTATTCGAAAAGTGGCAATGAATCAAGAACTTTCTGAAAAAGAAAATCAAGAGATTGATAATGTAATAGAAGCAATAGAAGAATATTTTATAAAGAAAAAAACTTTTGATGGAAGAGAACAAGTTATACAAACCATAAGAAATAATTATCCTTTTACAATTACTTCTTTTTTTAATTATTCTGTGGCGAGTGTATTAAATAATGATAGGTTATCAAGAAAATATGTTCACGAAATAATCGGTGGTAAAGATTTTTATCAAGCAAATTTAAATAAATCTAAATGGAGAAAAGGTATTATTGATATAAAAATGGTTTCTCCTAAATCTGCTAAATTAAAAATATTAGGATCCATGTCAGGCGCTATGGATTTTACTGCAAAACAGGGTTTAGTAAATTACGAGTTAAAATAATGTCACAAGATACTTACGCAGGAAATCCTCTTCTTAAAGGAGCATATCAATCATTAGAATATGATAAAGAAACTATAGAAGAATTTCTTAGATGTTCTAAGGATCCTGTACATTTTGCAAGAACATATATGCAAATTATTCATGTTGATCATGGACTAATGCCCTTTGATCTTTATGATTATCAAGAAGAAATGGTTCAGACAATGCATGAGAATCGTTTTGTTATTTGTAAAATGCCTAGACAAACTGGAAAATCAACAACAATTGTCGCTTACTTATTACATTTTGCCCTTTTTAATCCACAATCTAATATTGCTATATTAGCAAATAAGGGTTCTACTTCAAGAGAGATTCTTCAAAGATTAAAAACGGCTTATGAACATTTACCAAAATGGTTGCAACAAGGTGTAGTTGTTTGGAATAGAGGTAATATTGAATTAGAAAACGGCAGTAAAGTTATATCTGCTTCAACTTCTTCTTCCGCAGTTCGTGGATCGTCTTTTAATATCATCTTTATGGATGAGTTTGCACACATTGATCCTCCTAAGTTAGCAGAAGATTTTTTTACTTCAGTATATCCTACAATTTCTTCTGGTAAAACTACTAAAGTTTTTATTGTTTCAACTCCAAAAGGATTGAACATGTTTTATAAGATGTGGATTGATGCTGAAGAGAAAAGAAGTAATTATGTACCCATTGAAGTTCATTGGTCCCAAACCCCTGGAAGAGATGATGCATGGAAAAAAGAAACAATAAAAAATACGAGTGAAATGCAATTTGCTCAAGAATATGAATGTGATTTTATTGGTTCACAAAACACATTAATTTCTCCTTCCAAATTAAGAACAATGCCTTATAAACCCCCCATTTCAAAGAAAGATAGTCTAGATGTATACGTTGAACCAGATTCTAAGCATTCATATGTGTGTATAGTTGATGTTGCAAGAGGAAGGGGACAAGATTATTCTGCATTTTCAATTATTGATGTTTCTCAATTCCCATATGAACAAGTTGCAAAATACAGAGATCCAAATATTTCTCCCATGTTATTGCCCAATGTTGTTGATAATGTATGTAGATATTATAATCTAGCATATGTTTTAGTTGAAATAAATGATATTGGTGGTCAAGTAGCAGATATTTTACATTATGATTTAGAATATCCTAATATTTTTCAGACAAGTATTATGGGAAGATCCGGTCAAACTTTGGGTGGAGGCTTTGGAAAAACTTCACAATTAGGAATTAGAACTACAAAAGAGGTTAAAAGAAAAGGATGTTCTAGTTGTAAAGATTTGATAGAAGGAGATAAATTACTTATTTGGGATCTTGACACTATTACTGAAATGACAACATATATTGCTAAAGGATCAAGTTATGAAGCAGATGAAGGATATCATGATGACTTGATGGCGACATTAATTTTGTTTGGCTGGTTAGTGAATCAAAAATATTTCACAGAAATTACAGATTTAGATTTACGTGAAAAAATGTTTAAAGAACAATTAGACGAAGCAGAATCACAATTGATTCCTTTTGGATTTATACATGATGGCACGAATGCTTATGAGCCAGAAACTGTCGATATGGGGGGCGAAAAATGGGTAATAGATACGAAGTATTCTACTGATTATCTACATTAATGCGATAAATATTTTTAGGATCTTGTATTTGTTCTATTAATTCCTCTATATCATATTTTAAATCGGGTCTTAATTTTTTCAATTTCTCCAAATACCTTACAGATTCATTAAATATCATTTCAGGATTAATTCTTAATTCATAGAATCTGTTTCTCGTTTCGCTTTTTGTAGTTAAATATAAATGTTCTGGTTTTACACAGTATGTATTATTACATGATTGATGAACTATTTTATTTTGCTCAATAGACCCCTTATAAGCAATATATGCAAATCTATGAGCTGGAATTGATTTTCCATCATATGAAAACATTCCATAACCCTGTTTTGTTTTACTTGCAGTCCAGAACCAACAATCATTTGTTACTAAAATTTTCTTTTCAAATCTTTCAATAGCCTTCTTCATCTTATTATTTATATTAGACTAAATAAAAACATTTTTAAAATCAGCTAAAATATAAATATATTGAAAGCAGTTTTTTAATAATTTAGGGAGAAATAATATGGCCTTTCAAGTTAGTCCAGGCGTAGCCGTAGCAGAGATCGATTTAACTACTAGAGTACCCATTCCTTCTATTTCAGACGGTGCTATAGCAGGAAATTTAACATGGGGCCCTTTGGAGGTTGCCACATTAGTTACTTCAGAAGATGAGATGGTTGCTGTGTTCGGAAAACCGAATGCCAATACATACAAAACATTTTTTAGTGCTACAAGTTTTTTGAGTTATTCAAACAAACTAAGAGTTGTTAGAGCGGCTAATACAACGACTGCTAAAAATGCAGTAACTGGTGGTTCTGCAATTTTAATACGCAACAATAAAGAATATCAAAATACATACGAATCTACAACAACTTCAGGAACAAGTTTTACAGCAAAATATCCAGGAGTACTCGGAAATTCATTAAAAATGTCCGTTTGTGTTGCAGACAGATTAAATACACAAGTTAATCAAAGTGATGGTACGGTTACTGAAGCAAGTTCTACTGATTTGGATCTTACAGGCACATGGACTGCAGATGCGGATTCAACAACAGTTACAGGAGTCGGTACATTAGCAGATGTAGAATTAAGAATTGGAGATGTACTTGGTTACGTTAGTGGTAATGCTAATAGTGGAATAGTAACTACAATTACTTCTAATACTTCAATTACACTTGCACAAGCTACGGGTGGACTGGAAACTATAGGACTCGGAGGCTCTACTGCAATTACTGGTCCTTCTTCATTAAAAAGGAAAAAACGATCTGCTTTTGAAGAGCCAGCAGACAATATGCTTGGTAGTATTAGTGTTTCGGCAGGAACTACAACAGTTACGGGAGCAGATACTAATTTTACTCGACAAGTACATGTGGGAGACATTCTTACGTTCAAAGATGATGATTCGCCTACAGCCCATAAAAGAAGAGTGACGGCTATTGCAAATTCAACATCATTGACTGTTGCAACTAAATTAGATAGAGCAGTAACCACACAGACTACTTGGTCAAGAGAATGGGAATATGCAAGTGATTTTGGATCTGCTCCTCTTACTAGTGTTCATGCTTATAACGTTACTGGATTTAAAGATGTTGGAGATGAAATACATGTTGTAATAGTAGATGAAGATGGTGAGATTTACGGATCAAAAGATGTTAGAGGAGGTGCTAATCCAGAAAAGCAAGTTATTGAAAAGTATGAAGGAGTATCTGTAGCAAGTGGAGCAACAGGAACTACTGGTGAAATTATCTATTACAAAGAAGCAATAAACAATAATTCCGATTATGTAAGATGGACAGATCATGATGCTATGGGAGATGCGCCTCTTGATGCTGGATCTAATAAAATTACTTATGATTGGGGAGCCACTCTTGATTCAGGAAATACTTCAGCCTATTTTGCTGGAGCGTTTAGTGATTCTGGCGCAAATGGAATTATGACTGCTAGTTTAGCTTCAGGAGCCGATGGATATAGTTCTTCAGCTTCAGATGAAATTACTGCTTATAGTTATTTCAAAGATCCTGCAAAAATAGATGTTTCTTTATTAATTTCAGGAGAAGCATCAAATACTTTAGCCACATATTTGATCAATGAAATTGCAGAGACTAGAAAAGATTGTGTTGTATTTATTTCTCCTGAAGAAGCAGATGTTGTTAATAAAGAAGGATCTGAAATAACAAACGCAATTGCTAGAAGAAATGCGCTACCAAGTACAAGCTATGCTGTTATGGATGGAAGTTACAAATATATATTTGATAGATATAATTCTATGTATAGATGGATTCCAATGAATGCTGATGTTGCTGGAATTTGTGCCCAAGCAGATAATGTTAATGCTTATATTTCACCTGCAGGATTTACAAGAGGAAATATAAAAGGCGCAGAATTTTTAGCATATGTTCCAAACAATGCAGAAAGAGATGATTTGTATACAAATGGAATTAATCCAATAGCATCATTTCCTGGAAAGGGGAAAGTTTTATTTGGCGATAAAACAATGTTGGCAAGACCATCGTCTTTTGATAGAATTAATGTACGTAGACTTTTTATTATTCTAGAAAAAGCTATAGCAAATGCCGCTGAAAATTTACTGTTTGAATTTAATGATGATTTTACACGATTAAATTTTGTTTCTATAGTTGAACCCTTTTTAAGAGATATTCAAGCACGAAGGGGAATAGAAGATTTTAAAGTAATCTGTGATGGTACAAATAATACGCCTGTTGTTATAAATAGAAATGAGTTTAGAGGGGATATTTTTATTAAGCCCACTAAATCAATTAATTTCATTGGATTAAACTTTGTTGCAGTAGCTTCAGGAGTTGAATTTTCTGAAGTGGTTAATGCAATTTAAGGAGAAAATATATGTCTTTTAATATTACATCTTTCAGATCTGGAATGAGATTTGATGGACAAAGACCCAATCTATTCGAGGTAACACTTCCTAATGTAGGGTCCGCCTTTGAAGGAAGTGATTTGGAGCTGTTTGCC